AACTCTACGGCGTCAGCGCGGCCACGGGTGTGCCCTACGAAGTGCTGACCGGTGACATGCGGGGGGTCAACGACCGCGTGGTGCGGGTGCTGCTCAACGAGTTCCGCGGGCGCATTCAGGCCTGGCAGCACCAGATCGTGGCGTTTCAACTCTGCCGCCCCGTCTGGCGGGCCTGGCTGTTCCGGGTGTTTCTCTCCGGCGCTATCCCGATTCCTGCGACGTATCTCGACGACCCCGAGCCCTGGGCGGCCGTGAAGTGGACGCCGCCGCGGGTGCCGTATATCCAGCCCGTCCAGGACATCGATGCGCAGAAGGCGGCGATCCGGGCGGGGCTGACATCGCGGAGCGCGACCGTCAGCGAGTACGGCGAGGATGCCGAAGCGATCGACGCCGAGCAGGCTATCGATAACGAACGCGCCGACCGGCTGAAGTTGCGCTACGACTCAGACGGTCGCGCCCCGACCAGCGGCGCGCCGCCGCCCCCGGCGAAAGCGGCCGCGCGCGCTGAGGAGATTGGAGCCCACGCATGAGACCGCGCACCTGGTATCGCGTGCAGATGCTCGCCGAGGACCCGTCCATCGCCGAGCTCTACATCATCGACATCATCGGCGACTGGATCGATGACTACCTCGGGTTCGGCGTCACCGCGAAAGCGTTCATCGAGGACCTGTCGAAGCTGCCCGAGGCGGTGAAGACCATCCGCGTGCACATCAATAGCCCGGGCGGCGACGTCTTCAGCGCCCTGAACATCGCCAACGCACTGCGGGACCAGCGGACGAGCAAGGGCCGGGCGGTCGAGATGATCGTGGATGGCCTGGCGGCGAGCTCGGCGTCCATGGTGCTGATGGCTGGGTCTCCGATTCGCATCGCCGACAACGCGCTCGTGATGGTCCACAACCCCTGGTCGGTGGCCATCGGCAACGCGGCGGAGCTGCGCAAGAGCGCCGACGTGCTCGATGCCCTCCGCGACACCATCGTCGCCACCTACAAGTGGCAGTCCTCCCTCACCGAGGACGAGCTCGTGGCGCTCATGGACGCCGAGACGTGGATGGACGCAGACGAGGCCATCGCGAACGGCTTTGCGACGGAGAAAATCGAGGGGCTGAAAGCCGCCGCCAGTCTGGACCCGCGTGGGGTGGCCCGGCTCTCCGTCCCGGAGAAGTATCGGGCCCGGGTCGACGCCCTGGTGACCAAGCCGGCCCCCAGCCCGGCCGAGCCGCAGCCGGCCGCCGCCGGGGACGTCCTGCGCTTGTGCCGCGAAGGGGAGTGTCTCGACTTGGCGGAAGGCCTCATCGCCGAGTCGGCGACGCTTGAGGGCGTGCAGGCCCGGGTGACCCAGGCGCGCCAGGCGCGCGCCGACGCGGCTGGGCGCGCGACGGCGATCCGCACCCTCTGCGACCGGGCCAAGCTGCCCGAACTCGCGAACGGGTACATCCAGGGCGAGATGTCGCTCGAGGCCGTGCGCGCCCAGCTCACCGTCCTGACGGCCAAGCTCGACCGCATCGAGATCGACGGGAGTCTGCCGGCAGATCAGGGCCGTCCGCGCCCGCGGATCAACACCAACGAGGTCTACGCGAAGTTGAATCAGGGATAGCGCGCATCAGCGCAGAAGGAGTGACACGACATGGCCGCCATCAATGAAGGGCAGTACCCGGGCGAGTTTCTGCTCGCCGAATTGCCCGGCACGATCAGCCGGGACACCGTGACGGTCACGGTGGCCGCCGCGACGACGCTCAGCCCCGGCACCGTGCTCGGCCAGATCACCGCGGACGAGAAGTACGTGCCCTACGACGATGCCGAATCGGACGGGCGCGAGGACGCCGCCGGCGTGCTGTACGGCGAGCTGGTCAACGACGGCCTGGCCGAGGCCGACATGACCGGCGTGATCATCAACCGGGACGCCGAAGTCCGGTCGGCGGATCTGGTGTGGGAGGTCGGCGTGGACGAGGACAGGGGCCTCGCGGATCTCCGGGCGCTCGGCATCAAGGCGAGGACCTGAGACGGGGCTGAGCCACACGGAGTGGCGCCCGTCACGTACACGAGAGACGCGCCTTTCAAGGAGAAGGAACCATGCCACTGATCGATGTCTTTCGCGATGACGCCTTTTCGACCGTGTCGTTGACCGACGCGATCCTGAAGGCGCCGCACAAGCCGGGACGGATCGGCCTGCTCGGGCTCTTCCGGTCCCGCGGGATCACCACGACGACCGCCGTCGTGGAGGAGAAGAACGGCCGCCTCTCGCTGATCCAGACGAGCCCGAGGGGTGGCCCGGCGAGCACGATCGGCCAGGAGAAGCGCACCGCGCGCAGCTTCCTGGTGCCGCACCTCGAGCGGGAGTCGACCATCATGGCCGACGAGGTCCAGAACGTCCGCGCGTTCGGGTCCGAGAACAGCCTCGACGCGGTCCAGACGATCATCAACGAACGCCTGGCGGACCTCCGCGCGATGCACGAGGTCACGCTCGAATACCACCGCGCGGGCGCGATCAAGGGGCTGATCCTCGACGCGGACGGAGCGACGACGATCTACAACCTCTTCACCGAGTTTGGGATCGCGCAGCAGACCGCCGAATTGGACGTCGCCACGGACGTGCGGAACCAGTGCGTCGACATCCAGCGTCTGATCGAAGACGAACTCGGCGCCGAGCCCATCAGCGGGTATCGCGCGCTCTGCGGGAACGACTTCTTCGACGCCCTCCTCGCCTCGGACGCGGTGAAGGACTCGTTGAAGTACCAGGAGAGCGCGCTGCTCCGGACGGACATCCGGGCCGGCTTCGAGTACGGCGGGATCACCTGGGAGAACTACCGGGGCAGCGTCGGCGGCGTGGGCTTCTTCGCGAGCGGCGAAGCCTATGTCCTGCCGATCGGCACCAATATCTTCGCGACGTACTTCGCGCCGGCGGACTTCCTCGAGACGGTCAACACGGTCGGGCTGCCCGTCTACGCGAAGATCGCGGTGGACGAACAGCTCAACCGGTGGGCGAAGGTGCACACGCAGAGCAACCCGCTGGCGATCTGTCTGCGGCCGCGCGGGGTGGTCAAGGTCACGCTCGCCACGTAGGGCCGAGCCAGGAGGGCTGCGGTGGCGGGAGACATCCGGGTCCCGATGGACCCGGCGCTGGAGGCGTTCGGGGTGCCGGCCACGGTGACGCGGCCGGCCCCGGATCACGAGCCCATCGAGACGTCGGTGATCTGGGTCACGCCGATCACCGACGACGTCCCTGGGGGGATGGAGTTCCAGCGGAAGGAACGCCGGCGCGTGCTGGTGCTCGACCGCAATGCCGTGCCCACCGTACCGCGGGGAACGGTCATTGTCGCCGCGGAACGGCTCGGCGAGGTGGAACGAACGTGGCGGGTTGACGGCCTCGAGCTGGAGGACGCCGACCATCATCGGGTCCGGGTGGTCACAGCAGAGGGCGAGTCCTGATGGCAACCAAGCGGCGGCTGATCCTGGAGGGGTTCAAGGCGCGGCTCGAAGCGATCCAGCGCGCGGACGGCTTTACCACGGACGCCGGCGCGACGGTGTTTCTCAACGAGGCGCCGGCGCTGGGGCCAGACGACCCCGACGTCGCGATCGTCATCCTTGTGGGGGTGGATATTCAGACCTACCAGGGCGAACACATCATGCTGCAGCTCCCCGTTCGGATTCAGGCCATCGCGAAGGCCGATCTGGACGAGCCGTGGCTGGCGGTCGAAGACGTGCTGGGGGACATCAAGACCGCCGTCGAACTCGAGGACCGGACCCTCGGCGGACTCGTGAAGCGACAGATCGAGCGTCGGGAGACGGAGACCTTGGAGCGGGAGTCAGGCAGCGCGTATGTCGGGGCCGGGATCACCTACCTGGTCCCCTACACCGAGCGCTGGGGACACCCGGAGATCTGATGGCCGACAACGCGGTGACCTTGCGGCTCGACCTGCGCGACTTCAACCGCAACCTGGACCGGTTGATGGCGAAGGCGCCCTACGCCATCTGCCGGGCGCTGGACCGCGCGGCCGTGAGCGCGCGGACCGTGATGGCGCGTCAGGTCGCCAGCGACCTCGGGATCCCCGTGGGGAGCGCTGGGGGAAGACGTCGCACGGCGCATACCGCCATGGAGGCGATGTCCGTCGAGAAGGCGCGACCCGAGACGCTCACGTCCCGCGTGGTGGCCCGCGGCGCGCGCATTCCGCTGATCGAGTTCAAGGCGCGTGGCCGGGAACCCTCGCGCGGGCGTGGGCGGGGCGTGACAGCCCGGCTGCCCGGCGGGGCCGGACGCTACCCACATGGCTTCATCGCCACGATGGCCAGCGGTCACCGCGGCGTCTTCACGCGGATTGGCCGCCCGCGCACGCCGATCGTCGAGCTGCACGGTCCGTCGATTGTGCACGTGTTTGACAAGCATCGCGAGGCCGGCCGGCTGGCCGGCGAGGTGTCGCTCGTCAAGAACCTTCAACACGAATTCCGGTGGGCGCTCAGCGAGGCGGCCGCCGGCGGGAGCTGACACCCATGGCTGACAATTCCGCCCCGTTCGAGATCATTGCCGCGCCGTTCACGGTCTGGCTGGCCCCGGTCGGGACCGCGTTCCCCCTGCTGAGCGCTGACCCGGCCGCGGCCTGGGTCAAGGTCGGCACGTCCGGGGATCTGAACTACACCGAAGAGGGCGTCAAGATCCAGCACAGCCAGGCAGTGGAGCTGTTCCGGGCGCTGGGCAGCGCGGGACCGCGCAAGGCCTTTCGTTCGAGCGAGGACCTGAAGATCAGCCTGACGCTTGCTGACCTGTCGCTCGAGCAGTACGCCATCGCGCTCAACCACAACACCATCGACGAAGCCACGTCGGGGCAGAAGGCCATCGGCCTGTCGCGCGGCCTGGTGGTGGCGCAGCGGGCGCTCCTCATCCGCGGCGTCTCGCC